CCATTGTCAGCCAGATAATTGCGTTAGTTACTGCCCACTCACCAGTTTCTTCAACTTGAAGTGATTTCATATTCTTACAGTTTGTTATATCCCAATGTAGTGCCATTTTATTTTGTCCCTTTCTTAAAAAACTGCCTACGATTTGCAGACAATTTGTATTGCTTTTATTTACTTACTTCAACCCAGTTATCTGCATCGTCATAACCACAAGCCTTTTTAAATGTATTGCGGTTAAAGCGTGGGTTTTCTGTTTCTAGTGCGCCGATAAAACGCCAAGTTAGTGAGTCGGCTATCTGGTCGCACTCTGTATTTGCGCCTCTAATTGAATTAATTACCGCAGCAATTAATTCGTAGTCTTTTCTTGTCATTGTTATGCCCCTTTGATTAGTGTGAGTGTTGATTTGATACCGTCTATTTGTCCAACCAGATACATAATGTGTTCATCTGTACGGTTGTGATTTTCTGCGTAGTAGCAATCTTTTTCATCTTCTAATCTATTGATTGCTTTTTCCAGATTATCAATTAATGTATTAGCCATTTTTGTCCCTTTCGTTAATAGGCGTTCCATCATCAGTTACGGCGTGCCTAATGCCGTAAGACCACGCCAACTTTTAGTGTTAGCGTGGTTTCGGAATTTGTGCGTCCCTAGACAATTACTCTGTTGTAATGTGTGTATTACTGGCGGTTGCCAAACCGCTATCTATGGATAGTTCACCATTGAGTCCTTCACTTTTATTAGGAGTGCGCTGGTTAGCAACTACTGTGGGAGCCTCTTCTTGTCACATTGTCCGAGGATTAACTAACTTATCCGTTGCGTGCGTTCCGTTATTTTGTGGGTCATAACTCTGCCAAAAGTGTTACATCGGCTAATTGATTACCTTGCCGAATACCGTTACTGTGCCTAAATTCTGTTAGCGTAATTAATAGCGACTAACGGATAGTGCTGGCTTGTAACGGACTTTGGTGTTGTTACTGGTTACATGTAAATAAATGCCACGGTAATTGTCGTGTGTGTCATTTATTCGTTCCATCTATATGTCAATAGCCAAACTCAAACTCGCCAGAGCGGTGCGGTGCGTACGCGTTATGCCGATGCCTTCACCGAGTATCGTTTGCCTATTTAGTTGTCATTGTGCGTGTGGGTAATTTACTTTCGTGAGCCGAAGTTGTGGTGGTGCCACTGCCGATTACTCGGGTAACGGATTCTCTCGATTTCTAAAACCACTATTAAGTTATGGAGGTATCCTATCAGACCACGCCGAGATGGGTTTTAGAGGGTGTTTTTAACCCCCCTATAACGCCGTTATACGACCTTTAAACGCCGTTGTATAGTCAGGTATAGCACTTGTACATAAGTGGCTTAAAACGGCATTTAACGGCTGGAGTCGGCATTTGTTCGTTCCACGCAACACGCACAATGTTTTGCAAGCCCACGCTAAGGCGTGCCTATACTTCTGCTATGGCTAATACTTCAAAACCTGCATACTCACAAGTGGCTATCCGTTGTGGTGGTTTGACTGTTGAAATAGGAACAGAAGCAGGTTACCCAGATATGATTGATGATATTTCAAATCGTTGCCTATCTGCATTTAAAGAGGCAATGGAACAATGTAAACAAAACGGAATTGATGTATCAAATATGCGCCTAATTACAGCTGATTATGGCGATGATTTGGAAGATGAAGAATAATGTGCAAAGAGTGTGGCAACTGCTCTAAAGAGCACGCACGCACTATTGATGATGCAGTTGATTCAATTTTAGATAGTTCAATTTAATCCAACCACACTTTGTATTCGGCAGTAACTCTGCCTCTAACTGGGTCAATAAAGTGCAAACGCTGGCTAGGAATGGCACTTGCCGCTAGTAAATCTCTGGCATATCTATTATCGCTTTCTGTGCTACCTGTTTGATAAATAGAACCTAATCCATTTGCCATTGGCCAACAGGCGTGTGTGTGGTAATGACCCACATAAACATCTCTAAACTCCCACGGATATGCACCAGACCGCCAACGATTAGCGTGTTGAACAATGGCAGTAGGTGAAGCAAATCCGTTTCTGCCTACTTCATCACCGTGTATCAGTAAAGCGCGATAAGCACCAATTTCAACTCTTTGCACATCATCTGGACAATCTTGCCAAGTTAAACGCTTTTCATCTGCTAATAACTGTCGTGCTAATTCGTAGCACATACGGTCAATATTATCGTTGCGTGGTACATCTGCTCTTTTATTACCAATGCGTCCGTGATTACCCCACTCTGCCACAACTAATACATTTTCATAAATAGTTAATGCACGCCTAATAGTGTCGGTAATTAAACGCGATACGGTCACATATTGTTCAAATATGGTTGCATCTACTTCGTGTAGTTGTGCAGGATAGTTAAATAAACCTTCAACCATATCACCGCCAAATAACACAACTACATCTTTAACTGGGTGGTCTGCTCTTTGTACTTCTGTAATACGGTGTGCTTTATCTACAAACTCCATAACACGCTTACGCATAACTTGTGAGTTATAAGTAGTTGTCTTTTTAGCACCTTGCCAATCAGTTAAATGCCATAAAGCAACTTCATTACCTTTTTTACGTTTATCCGCAGTAGGTACTGGAACAGGTTTAATTGGACCCATAGCCAAAGTAGCATCGTGCGCGCTTTGAATAGTCGCTTCAACTAATTCTTCTGTACGGTTCTTTGCATCTTTAAGTTGTTTTTGAATACGGACTAATGCTTGCCGTAATTCTTTTACATCTTCGGACTCTATGCCTTCTGGCAGGTCGCTAAAGCGTTGTTCAAGTGTCATTTTTTCTTTCCTACATCATAGAAGGCAGAACTGCGTGCGTGCTGGGTATAACCAACTTTGTCTAACCAGTTATCTTCGTGTTGTGGATTATTAAATGCACGCACGGTTTTAAATGCGTCCATCATTAATCCAACTTTGTAGGGTTCAATAGGTTGTACGCCTAATAGCGCACCCCATATTTTACCTATTGTTAAGAAATTAGAATAAAAATCACCGTGGTGCATTTGGCGTTCTTCAAGAATTTCTTTTATTTGTTCTTGCATTTACACAAGCCATTTCTGTGTGCTCTTATTGACTCGTTGCTGGACTTAATACCTTCTGACCGCAACGCAGTTAAAATAATGTTTGTTGAGTAACCTTTTTCCCACGCATTATCAAGAGCCTTTTTATTTTCTGGGCTTAGTGCATCGTACATAGCCTGATAAGCGCAATAGTTACTAGGCTTTCTGCGTTCTTGTACTGCATTTTCTATCTTGTCTGCTAGTGACATATCTTTCCCTTCCTCGTTAAACAAATCATACACGCAAAAGTATGCACGCTCGTATTTACGAAAGGATATTAACCGCGTTTTGAATTAAGTTTTGAGGCATAGGCGCAAGTGGCACATCTTCTACCGCGTTGCCCTTTTACATATCTAGTATTTTCTGGCGTAAATTTGTGACCATTTTTACAATGTGTTCTGGCGCTTCTTGCCTTAACCAGCAAACTTCTCTTTATATTATTAGATTGCGATATTGCTTGTAAGTGGTTTGGATTGACACAACTAGGGTTGCGGCATATATGGTCTATTACCAATCCTTGCGGAATAACTCCGTGAAAATGCTGAAAAGACCAGCGATGCGCAGTAACAGTTTTTCCATTTTCGTCAGTAAATAAGCCGTATCCGTTTTTTAATTTAGATGCTTTCCATATCCAGCACTCATTAACAATTAATACTTTAGCGTGAAACCTTCCAACAATATCCATTTGTGCCTCTGCCTAGACGGTAATCTTCCCCAATACTACCGCCTAGGCAAAGTGCTATTCAGTTTTTTTCTTGCGAGGTGAACGTTTGTTCACCTTTTTAATATCTTCAACAGACTTTTGTGCAATAACTCCAAAATCTGTTTCTGCTGGGTCAAACCATTTAGCCAAAGGTGCTAATACGGCTCCAAGCAATACGGCTAACTCTGGGCGAATATCTGCCACTAAAGCCAAAAGTAATACAACGGCTGATGCCGCAACTGCGCGAAGATAACTTTTAAGCATTTGCTTTTTGTTATCGTCAAGTTTGATTTTCATATATCTCCTTATGGTCTTGCTATACCCATTACTAATGAATAGGCACGCTTCTTAGCATACACGCCATCACCATTAGATTGAGAACCTTTACCTGCGGAAGTGTTACCTTCAATTGTTCTAAGCGTACCTTTACCATCGTTACTTGTAACAATACCCACATGGTCAGGTTGTGCATCATCATCAAATTGAAAAAATACTATATCGCCAGCCTTTGCTTGACCTACTGGAACAATTTTGTTTTTCTTTGTAAACCATTTTAATCCAGCGTCACAAGAAGCAAACCCTTTTTTACTTTGTGCAGCAATTAAGTCACTTTGTCCCACTTGCGCAAAACACCAAGAAATAAACATTGCGCACCACGGTTCATTATTTAATCCGTACCATTTGCCGTACATAGTGTCATTATTACCAGTTTCCTGATAACCAATTTGTGATTTAGCAATAGCAAGTGGTGAAGTCATTTTTGTATTAATATCTGGTAAAGAGTGTCCACTTTGTCCTCTAATCTTTGCACTTGGTCTTTTAAACTTGACCCAGAATTAGGGCGCAATTCGGATAGATAATGCTTAACTAAATGACGTACGCCCATAGCAGTTGCACCTACTAATGTAGTTACGCTAACTGCTAAGCCAGCCCATTCGTTTGTACTCATATTAACCCTTTATGTCCAAGTAATAACTCTAACAGTACCAGAACTATCCACAATCTTTGCTTGGTTTGTTGTTGTATTTAACCAAGCATCGCCTTTGCGAGGATTTGTAGGGTCGGTAGTTACATTTGGAAAAGTAAATCGCGTGGCAGTTTCTAGTAAGCGCAAACGATTATTTAAATCTTCAAATAAAGTGCGTAAGTCAGGTGGTTGGTTAATAAATGCCATTTTTACTCCGTGCCAGTTGTAAGTGTAACTGTGACTCTTTCTGGACCATCTTCACCAGGTTGTACAGATAATCCTACAATACGATAAACCTCGTCTAATGTATTTGGAAAACGGCTATCTGTAATTATTAATCTGGCACTATCTCCAACATTATAAGTACCATATACAGGTGCTTGATAAGCAGGAACAATAACTTTTATAGTTGTTGGCGGATAAGAAAATGCCGTAACACGACCAGATGCTAGTTCATCTAAAACTGTTTGGTCAGTAATATCTGAATAATTTGCTTGGTCTTCTAATAACGCCCAACCATCTGTAAGTTTTGTACTATCGGTAGCAATAGATATTAATTTACCTTCATTAGAACCTGCGCCTAATGAATAGATTTTATTAGCGGCTATTGAACCATCTTCGGGATATACATATTCAACAATATTTCCGGGCATATTAAATACAACTGCATAAGGGTTATTAGTATCATAAGTGCCACCTAATCGCGGATAATATGTATTAAATGCTTTAATAATAGAACCGCTTGAATAATAAACATCTACGCTAAAATCAAATCCATCAGTTTGTCTTGATAAATCTTGAATTGCCTGAAATACAGATTTCAATTCGTAACTATAATAAACGCGATTAATAAGTACGCCAGAAGTTGTTTGTCCATCTGTGTTATAAACAATGCCTATATCACCATACGGTTGTGTTTGTGCAGTTTGAATAAGACTTTGTGCAATATTTAATTGGTCTGTTGCGGTATAAGCAATTGTTGTATTTATTCTTCTGCGTTCAAAATAAGATATAAATTCTCTGGCGGTTATTGTAAGAGTTTGTGATGTTGAATTGTATTCACGCCCCCAAATAATGCCGCCCCAAACAATTATATTATCTCTATCCACATAAATGGCATTATGAGAAGGAATGGTTGCGGTATCAACATTTAAAGCATCAGCATTAACGCCAGATAAAAGCAAATGACCTTGAAAAGTACCTGCTTGATTAAGTTGTTGAGTAAACGAAACGCCAGTTAAAGGTAATTCTGCAATAATTTCATTTGTTACAAGGTCGGCTAATAAGTAACGATATGTTGTTGCCATTATACCTCCTATTCAGGAATAATAAATCCTGCTTGTTCCAATCTTTCTTCTGCGTCTGGAATATTTTTAGGATATTTAATGCCGTCAGGATTTTTTACCGTACTATTGTATTTATCGCAAATAGCCTGTGCATGTAGTTCGGCAGAGGCTTTATCTGTATAAGGCCATAGGTCAGTAAAATCTTGTCCGTCTTGGCGATAAGTAACTAAAGCGTTTTCATCTACCTTAAATGTAAGCATTTGTTCTCCTTATACTGCCGTTGAAAAAACATTTATTGATTGATTAGCAGTATTATCAAGAGAATTTGACCCTGATGCAACAACCCAAATTCCATTACCGTATCCAAAAGCACAAATCTCTGTAGGGGTTGCTGGACCAGTAATATATTGACCGCTTAAACTTGGTACAATTTCTACTTTTTCTACGGCAAAACCGTATCTGGTATAAACACCAGTAGAAAATTGGGTATAAACATCTGTTGAACCCATTGTTATTAAAGTAGTAAAAGGTTGGTGACCGTTTGAACTAACATCAACTAAATAATATTTTGAATTAACGCTATCCCAAATAGGTAAATTTCTTACTAAACCTTGTTGGGTAGGGTTATTCTGCATTATATAACTTGGTCTGCTTTGTCTTTCGTAAGGTGTTGCGTCCCATTGTGAGCCAACATTAGCGGGCGACCTTCTTGCAAGGTTGCCCGACATTGGGGCAAATTTATCAACATGAGGCATATACCAAATATAATTTTGGTTTGTTGCAACGCTTGAAACGGGAGCAAAAGAGTAACTAGTTCCATTTGTTGAGTAATAGGCTTGTTGTGAGGCTGTACTTACATTGTTCCCAATTACTATTACATTTTGTGCAGTATTTACGGCTATGCTCATAAGATTATTTGCAGGCGAAATTCTTGCAGTCCAAGTAATTCCGTCAGGTGATGTAGAAAGACAGTTTCCGCCTGAGCCGTCACCAATAAGAATAAATAAATTTATTGAACCACTAACCCATTGAACATCATAAAGGGTTATCGCTCCGCCAAAAATATTGCTTGTTCTTGCGGTCCAAGTTCCACCGGGAGTTCCCGAATAACAATAATTATTATCACCCACAACCACCCAAGTTGTTCCATTAAAGGCAATTGCTTTGATTTCACCGCTAGCAGGAAAAATCATTTGATAATTCCAACTTTTAGCATCTGTTGAATAACCAATAACGCCTTCCGAAGAGCCAAAAATGTAATAACCCCCAAGATAATAAATTTTAGTGCGAACGGTACCAATAGCATTACCAGTACGCGCGCCACTTAAAGAACCATAATTAGAAACGCTATAACAGGTCCAAGTTTTACCTGTTGAGGCATATTTTAAGCCAGTTGTTTGAGTGCTATCAGTAACTAAAGGTAAACCATTTGTAGAAGAAGCAGACAAAAGAGTTGAACCAACACCAGTACCAACAACTATGCTTCCTTTAGCAGTAGGTGTAGGTGCGCTAGGTAATTGTGTAATTCCCATTATTTAACCTTCCTTAGACAATAGTAATGCCTGATATTTGGCAATCTATTTGAGGGATTGAAGTTCCTACTGAAATCTTTTTAGTTGTAGCAAAGTATTGTTTAATGTCAATAAATGTTGAAGAGTTTGCTGCAATAGATAATTGTTCTGCTACCGAAACATTGTCTATTGTTAAATTAACTGTTGCGCTCGTTGCGGTTGGGTTAGCAAACACCGCGTTAGTTACAATTCCGTTTGTAGAGGCTGCTAAAGTATAAACATCAGGGAATTTAGCAAATGCGCCCTGAGAAATTGCGGCTGATGCTAGTGTTTGTGTAGAAGTAATAAAACAAAATATGCTTGTTGAAGGTACTGCCGATACAACAAAAGTTCCATCTGTACCAGTAGTTCCTGTATTTACTCTTACAATATCGCCTATTGCTAATCCGTGTGCGGCAGTAGTTGTAATAATTGCCGTGTAATTTACAATAGCGTTATTAGTAATTGTTCCAGCAGTAGCGGTTGCGGTTAAAGTATTAAAAATTGCAGAACCGTTTGGTGTAACGGAAGCAGAAGCAATATTTGTTGTTGTTTTTACAAATGTAAAAGTGTTTAATCCCGGAATTGTATAAATAGGATATAAACCATCAAGGTTAGCATCTACGCCTTGAATAGATACCAAAGTACCAACATTTGTAATACCGTGATTTGCGCTAGTAGTAATAGTTGCAAGATTTGATGTTAATGCTTTATTAGATACCGCTCTTGATACATTTGTTGTGCCGTAAGCAGGTGTGCCTCTATAAAACACCGCAGGTGTGTTAGTTGCCATTTAGTATGCTCCCATAATAAATTCGTACTCTAATGAGGCGGCATCTATACCACCAGTGAGTAGATTACCACTACTATCAAATCCATTTAGCACTGTGCCAGATGAATTTACAATTTGTAGTGCGTTACCAGTTTGACTGGCATTAAGTTGGATTCTAACAGGTACGGTGCTTGTTGTGCTTGAAGAAAACACAACTTCGTCCATATCTGTTCTTGTGCGTGTGTCTGTAATGTTTGCAGTAACGATAGTAGTTGCGCCAGCCGCTACCGCAATAGTTGCTAATGAAATTGAGTTGGCTGGTGTGGCAGGTGCGCTTGGACTACCAGCAGGTGTTCCAGCCACAACATTTATTACAACATTGTTTACTGCTCCTGTATAAGCAGAGTCATTAATTGTTAAACAAACTCGGTCAATTCTAGGGTTTGTAGCATCTGCAGTAGTAATTGTTGCAACTGCGCTTGCATCGTTGTAAGCCATATAAACGCCCATATTTGATTGCGTTGTTCCAACTACTGCCGCCCAACCAGCCGCAACAAGAACAGACATACCAGTAGGTGAATTTTGTGTAACTGCAAAATCATCAGTACGGCGCACACCACTTGAAGCCCAAGTGCCTTGTGTAGTTAAACGGTCATTTTCGGCAGGGTGAGAACCATTTTGTAACCAACTTGGTGGTGTTCTTAATGCCATATTGTTCTCCTAAATAAACGCGTTGTACCAAGAAATTGATGCCGAAGTAGTACCGCTAACAATACCAGTTCCAAAGTAGAATATTGAGTTAGCACCAGGAGAGGCAGACCACCACTCCGAACCACCAAGCATAAGATTTCTGGCAGGGTTGCCATTTAAAGTAATTAATTGATTTTGTAAATCTATTACGCACACATCTGTATCTACAAATGTGCCATTAAGAAAGATATATTTGGCTTGTGTAACATTACCAAAGATAGGGTTGGTAATCGGACCGTTGAAGGTAATTGTTGGGTATGTATCTGTCCTACCTGTATTTGTAACAGTTGTATAAGAAGGCGCACCAGTTAGGTAAACCAAGTTATAGGTGCGATTGTAAACACGCCCCAAACCGCCACCTACGGCTAATGAAAGGGTGTTTAAAGTACTGTTGTAATAGCGTGGGTCAGCACAAAAGAAATCTACTTGGCTGGTTATATAGCCATATGTGTAATTAACATCAACTGTGGTTCTAAAAACACGCACACGAGCATTAACAAATTGTTCATTGCCACTACCATCTGGCAGTAAAAAATAAAGCGGAGTTGTACCAGCAGATTGTGGTAATAATTTACCTTGAATGGTATTTAAGTTTTCTTGCGCCGAAGTAGCACCAGAACCAAAAGTGTTAAATATAATGCTAATTGTTCTGCCGCCAAGAAAATCGCGACCTGTAAACATACCATCGTTGTAACCGCGATTATCGTCCTGATTGCGAATTGTTGGAATACTTTCCAAACCATCAACTGTAAGAATTTGATACGGAGAACCTGCGCCACCAAAAGTTTGTCCGTTAAATGAAAACGAATATGCGTTTGTTAATGGCATTATACGGCTCCAACTGGTGCAACAACTACGGCTTGTCCGTACTTAATAGCACTAATAGTAGCGTTTGCAACATCTTGTGGGCTAGTTAAATTGGTGGTTGAAATATTTACATTTGTGTTGTTGTTAATTTGTTGAGTAGTTCCGCCACCAGTAGTACCACCACCACCGCTAGTTGTGGTAGTTGTAAGACTTTTTGCCTGATTTGATGCCAAACTAGCAGAAAGAGCAATTGCAAGTTGTAATTGTGTTACAAGTGAAGCAATTGCAGATTTGGTTGCATTAACTGCATTAGTAATATTTGCCAATTTTTCTTGGAATACTTTTTGTATTTCTGCCAATGCTTTAGAAAGTTCTTTTTGAACATCAGCAACAGATTTGTTGTATTCTTTAAGAGCATCTGCCATAGATTTTGCCAATTCCGCTTGAACATCAGCAATATCTTGCGCAAGTGTTTTATTAATTTCTGCAATTGTTTCGGCGTAATCTGCTCTAGCAGAGGCAATAGCATCATCTCTGGTTTTTTCAGCCTCAGCCATAGCATCTGTAAATGCGGTCATTAACTCTGCCTGTGAATTTTGATACTGTGTTTGTTGTTCTGCTAAAAATACGCTTAATTCTGCTTTTGCGCTTGCGTATGCGGAATTAAGTTCAGATGTTGCTAAAATATTACCTTCATTAAACTTTGTGGCAAGAGTATTCAATCCGCTTTCATTTAGCGTTTCCAACTCTTTGTAAATTATTTGTAATTCATCTGTGGTAGCAGTACCAGATTTAAGCAAAGATGTTGCCAAAGCGTTACCCAAATCAGGACCTTGTGCAACAACTTGTTCAATAAATGTTTGTGAATACCCTAAAGAGGCTAATCTGCCAGCATTTTCAGCAAGTAAGCGAACGCCATCAAGTTTGGTTCTAAGTGCCTTAATTAAGTCATCTGCGCTAGTTTTGCCACTTTCTACAAGCCCTTTGAATAAATCTCCTACGCTAAATGCCGTGCCGTTTTTAAAGGCATCTCTTAGGCGGTCAATAGATTGTTGAACAATGCTTTGTAACTTATCTGCATTTTCTTTCTTAATATTTTGAATTGCTTTAGCGTTATCTTCTTCAAGTTTTGCTTGGTCTTTCGCTAACTTTTTGTTTAGGTCAGCCATAGTGTCATTGAAACGTTTTTGCGCATCTACAATCTTTTTGTCCATATCAACTTTAGCCTTTAGCCGTTTTTCATCGGCATCACGCATTAAGCGAGCAATTTTGTCTGATGCGTCAGATTGTAATTCTGCAACTTTATCTGCGTAATCGGCGGCAAGTTCAGCAAGTTTTTCGTTTGCTTTTTCTGTTGCGCTACGTACTTTATCCTGTAAATCTTTTACAACTTCTATATATTTTTTATTTGCTTCTGCAACTTTAGGGTCTAAACCTTTACCCTTTTTTGTTCCAGAAATAGCGTCAGAATTGCCAAAATCACCAATAGAAGGTGCGTTAAGTTCAACACCCACTTTTACTTTCTTATCTGCAAGTTTATTTAAACCATCGCTAAATTGTCGCACTTTATCTGCGGTTTTATTAACGGCTTCTGCCGCACCTTTAAACTTATCACCAATGCCCGGAATTTTAGATGCAACAGTAAGTAATGTACCGAGAAAACCAATTAAATAACCAACGCCATTAACTACAATTTGAAAAACCTTTACAACGCCTTTGCGGAACCAATCAAATTTATTCCAAAGATAAACAACTGCGACTCCCAAAAGCGTTAAACCAGCAATTACCAAACCAATCGGGTTGGCTTTCATAGCGGTATTTAGTGCTATTTGTTGCCCTGTAAGTAATTTTGTTGCAATAGATATAACGCCTGTAATTACAGCCCACGCTTTAGTTGCAATAGTTACAGTTTTTACAGTTAAATTATAAGCAACAAGCGCAAGAGTTACACCAGCAATTACAGTTGCTAATAACTGAAATGCTCCACTATATTTTTTAACAAAATTGATTGCATCACCTACAAATGTTATGAATTTTTGTAGTATTGGGATAAGTGTTCCGCCAAGACTTTCTGCAACATTGTTAAATTTTTCTTTAAGAATTTGTAATTGCACGGCAAATGTTTTTGTAGCATTTTCTGCCTGTTTACCTATTTTTTGATTTAATTCATCAAGTCCTTTTTTAACCGCTTCTGATTTAGGCAAAGTTTCGTCAAGAGTAATACCCATTTCACGAAATACTTTTGCATTACCACTTAATGCTTTAGACATCATATTTGCAGAAGTTGATAAACTTATGCCTTTTACACGTGCCAAGTCAGCAGATAACGCTAATAACTCTGTAGATTTTGTAACATCACCAGTTTTACGTAACAAAATTTCCATACCTGCGGCGGCTTCATCATCAGCAAAACCTAGTTCTACATAACTATCTGCAAGTGCTGAAAACTTATCTCTGTTTTCTTGTGTATTTATACCAAGAGCAGTCATTGTTGTGCCTAATTTAGTTAATACTGTTTCGGCTTCCATTGCTTCTTTAATACCAATAGCGGCAAAACCAGCAAATGCCGCACCTACCGCTAATACACCAGCAGTAGCAATACGGCTTGCGCTATCAATTTTAGATACGCTTGCGCCAGCCTTTTCGGCTTTGCCTTCCATTTTTTCTAATTCGCCATTAACCTTTTTAAACTCTGCAATTGCTTGGTCGGCAATGGCTTTAATTTCAAATATTGCTGGTGGTAAAAATGATGCCATTATTTGCCACCAACTTTAAGATGCTTTGAAACCATAGCAGGTACTTTTGTTTTGAACTTCTTAAATGCAGGTTGCATATATGGGAAACCTTTCATAGCAGAAGTTCCAATCCAAGACTTAGGTGCAAATGTACCGCCTAATTCTACCGTTCTACCATAAACAATTGTAGGTCCAACAATTGCCTCATATTTGGCAAAACCAGATTTGAATTTTTCTCCTCTAATAGAACGGCGCAGATTACCTGTGCGGTTCATTGGTGGTTCACCAGCAGTTGCTTTTTGACCTTCTGGTCTGCGACCTTGAATTTCTTCTTTTGATAATTGAATAAGTGCAACCATCATTTCATCGCGCAAACGCATAACGCTTTGGTCAAGATTAGAAGTTGCTTTAGTAAGTCCTTTTCTCACACTATTGAGATTTGTTACTATCATTTTCAACTTCTTTCACTATTCCAGCAATACCAATTATCCAATCTACCAAATAAGCAGGTTGTTCATCAGTTTCTAGCGGTGTCCAGCCAAATTCTTTGGCGCACACATAATAAACAAACTGCTCATCTGGGTAGGTAAAGGCTTCGTGCCTTTCTCCACCTTCAAGTACCCATTTTAATCGTTGGAGTTGCCGAAAGGGCTTTCAGCGTCCTTTTCTGTGGCATCTGTTTGATTAAGTGCAGGGAACAACATCTTTTGAACATCTTTTGTTTCTTCTGTTAAGAAATCGTAATCTGCCATTTCCATTTCATCAAGAGAATTGATGCGAATTGATGGAATAGGCAAATCTAAATCCCAACTTTCAATAATAATTGCCAAAAGACCATCAGTAAGAGATAACGCTTGCATAATACCTTCATCTGCTTTTGCGGCATTTAAAAATACTTTCTTGCGGTCTTTTACTTTAAGGGTTGATGCATCTTTTAAAACAACTTGTGCTTTGCTAACTGGTAGCGTTACTGTCTTGCTTGCCATTTTGTTTCCTTCCAATAGGAGTTAATGCCTTCCGAGTTTTGTAAAAGGTGCTAGGGGGTGGGAGCAGGGAAGGCGACTGCTTCAACCGACCCCCTAGCACTTCTGTTCTGAAACTTATGCGTAAGTTCCAGAAGCCTTTGCGTTTTGTAGTACCCACTTAATAGGCGCATAACCACCAGATGCACCAGCATCTGTTGTGTTTGATTGTGCATTTAAGTTAATGGTTACTGATACATAATCATCACCACGGCTAATTGCTGCCGCAGTATAAGCACCCTTAGTAAGAGTTGCTTGAATTTGTATAGCGGCTGAACCAGTGCCATATGCCCAGTTAAGGATAATTGCTGGTTGTGTATTTGTAATGTAGCGTGTTAATTCTGCATCTGTTTCCATTACAAACTTAATTGTGCCAGTTACTTCAAGACCACCAAGAAATACTTGATATGGGTCTTGTGTTTGTGAGATGCCATAAATAGGTGTTACGGCACGCTTCATTTCAATAGAACCTTCCATTGCGGTAGATACTGATGAACCGCCAATAGAAACTGTTCCTTGCCAAACTGGTGTAGGCAATACTGTGCTAAATGTTGGTGTTGGGTCTGTTGTTGTGCTTGATGACCAACCTGTTGTCTTAGCATCGTATTCCAACATACCATCAGCGTTAAACTTTAATGAGAAATCGCTGAATTGGCAGCCCGGAAAACGGCGAACATTTGCCGCATAAAAATCGGTTAATGTGTAAGAAGTTGGTTGAACATCAACATTTGAAGTAAGGCTATTTTCTAGCGAAATTGTGTGTGTATATGGTGCTGATGCGCCAGATGTGCTTACTGCACCCAAAATACCTGCTAATGGATATCCGATGGCATCGGCAAATACTGCGCCACCAAAATCAAATGTTGAACGCTTGCGACCAGGAATGTAATTGTAATTAACAACATTAGAACCGCGAAGTCCTGTGTCGTATAACGGGTCAATTACATCTACTGGTGCCAAACTGTCTTTAGCAACAGGTATAAAATCTGTTGGTGCTACTGCTGTTCCTCTAGTGGCTTCTTTGGCTATACCCACATAGGAACGGACGGAGGCTTGTACGGCCATTATTCACTCTCCTGCTTTTTTGTCTCGGTTGATGGTGTTGGTTTTGGAAATGCTTTTACTCCACTAGATGGAACGCAATCTGGTGCAGAAAAGTTGTCTGGCGCATCAAATTCATCGCCAGAATTGACAACAACTCCAAGCGAAGGGAACACGCGCTCATCTGTTCCTATGTATTTGTATTTCATCGGTTCTCCTATGCTTGTATCATTTCGGTAACATCAAACTGAAGTTCAGCGTATGTTTCCGTTGCACCTTCATTAGTTGTTGATGGTTCGCCATAAGACGCATTGATTATAGGTTCTGCTCCCTGCCACACTAAAGTGCCAGTAGTATCACCAAATCTATGGTCAGACCGTAATCTTGTCTTAATAGCATCAACCATTGTATCAAAATCTGTCATCGCATCTCTACTATCGCGTTGCAAAGAGTGATGATAAATTTGTATTACAACGCCATAATCTACACGCTTCCAACCGTTAGTTGCACCGCCTATTGCCAAGCGTGTTTCTGTTTCTGATTGAATAAAAATAACTAATGCCGCACGGCTTAATTGACCTGCGGTACTACCTTCTTGAAAGTTAATACGCTTAGGAAAAGATGTAAGTACCTGATTTACATTTGTTATAGCAGGTGTGGTTAAAAATGTATGAAGCGTGCTTCGTACCCCTGTGCGCCCTGCCATTATCTGACCCTGCGGTAAAGTTTAATCATTTCAAGCGCAGTAGCCATATCCCCACCAAAGCGTTGTGCGCCATCAATACCTGCATTAGCACTTGTTGTAATGTTCATAGTCATAGAGTTATCTCCGCGCATTTTAATAAATGCTGTTGTGATAAGAATACAAGCCTGTTTAATTGTGGTAGGTAAATTACCGATTGCCACTCCTGCGGCGTGTGTTGAAACTAGAGCAGTTGTAAGCGGTACTGTGGTTGAACCATTTGTGTAAGTAGAAGCAACTGTTACATCTTCACTTAATGCGCCATCATAGATATGCAAGATTTGACCAGCAATAATCCCAGCACCAGATTTAACAGTTAGTGTGGTTTGAGTTGCGGTAGCCGTTACAATTTTTGTATTTACATAACCTGCCACATAAGTGTATTTGGTAAAGATTTGTTGGCGTGGAATTGCACCGCCAAATGCTAATGGTCCTTGACTTGAATATGAAGTTGATAATTGTGATAACGGAATAATAATTTGTTGGTTTTCAAACCAAGTTTTAGAACAATCTGGCAAAGTCATTAAGCCAAGTGGTGTGCCACCATATTGAAAATCTGATAATTGAATAACAGGTGCATTGTTTGGGTGTAACGCTATGTAACCTTCGCTTGTCATACGAGTGCGTTGAGTTTCTGTGTATGTTTGTGCAGATAAATTTTGATTAAAATGTTGGTCCATATAAGAAGATGCACGCATAATTACATTTGCTAATTCTGCATCTTGCGCTTGTGCGTTACCGCCTACAACAAGATTATCAAAGTCAATAGATGTGGGTGCGTTCTTATATTCAGCAATGGTTATGTAGGCACTTTCATCTGTTGTGTCTGGTGTAATACCTACTGCCATTTGTTATTCCCCATCTCTTTCTGCGAATGTTTCGTGTCCACAACGAGAACACTTACGAAACCAACTTCCAAAACCGCACTGCGTACAATTATAGCCAACATTTTCATTATTTGTTGTTGGTCCCATTAGCGACGCTTCAAAAAAACCTTCTTTTTTTAATTGGTTAGCAAGTTTAGGATTATTAACTTCAAAAACGCCTTGTTTGTTTGGATTTAATTTTATTTTTTGTCCGTTTTTTGTGCCTACATCAATTCCGCGTAACCCTTTGTCTGATGCTATTAATTTTGCCATTTGTTTCCCCCCTAAAGATAGGGAGTGCGGCTTTTACACCGCACCCCCTTTCTGTTAATTACTACGCGTTTACAATTCCTGAAACTGCGCCGTTCCAAGCAGGAGCGGTGCAGAAGAATGTTCCACGGAAGTATGTTGAGAACTCATATGCGAACTGGGTTACTGGCCATTGAATGCCCATATAATCCTGAACCATAAAGTTTGCCCATACATCGGAAACCTCTGTGTCTGGAATTGGAAGTGTGTATGAAAGCACAGGGCTTACGCCTTGTGGCAACCAAGGGTGAACAGTAAGTGGTACCAACTTGCCTGTGATTTCGTTGTGTAGTCCACCGATAACTGCGCCACCAACATAATCTCCAACTTCATTTTGTGAGAGATTTAGACGGTAGTTTGCAGTTGAACCGTTCTTAATTGCATCTGAGAGTTGCTTGCGGTCTGAACCGTTAAGGAAAATCTCGTCTGGGTCAGCCTTTACTGAATCGTAAAGTGAAGAGAAAACATTCTGGTATTCAACACCAGGATTTGATGTTGAGAATGTTGAGTTGATTTGGTTGTTCTTTCCGCTATTAGCACCAAGTACTGTTGGAAGAATTCCATCGTAACCTGTTGCATATGCAGAATTATCGGCAGAAGCGCGTGATGCGGCTGCGCCTGTTGTTGTAAATGCGGCGTTGTTACCTGTAACTAATGCGCCAGCACCTTGAATTGTGAAAGTACCAGTTCCCTTTAGAGTTCCTTGATACTTCAAGTTTGCTGCGCCTGTTGCAGTTCCAACATAAATGTTGTAACCAAGAGCACCAGCAACTGCAGTTCCTACTGTAATTGTAAGAACATCGCCTGAGGCTACTGCTGTGTTTGCTTCTGTACCAAGAATTGACTCACCAAAACCTGATGAAGAAACACCAGCATCAGCAGTCACGTTCACATAGTAAGTTGTATTAGCAAGAGCAGTCTGTGAACCAGATGCTACTGGTGAAGCAAGTGTAAATGAAGGTGCTGAAAGTGCGCCAGAGTATCCTGATGCAGTTCCGCGTGCCATAAGCATCATGCGTTCTTCCATCAACATTGTTGCATAAAGTGTAGATGTTGAAGAAAGTTGGCGAAGGTCCTGATAACCCATACCTGAGAAGTTAGCATCAAATGATACTGAGTCAGATAGTGAGTAAGAGTTGTAAGGCAACACTAGGTCATCAGCAGTGTAAGAAATCTTTGGACCGCGCTCGTAGTTGATTGAACCAAACGCAGTTGTAGTGCTTTCTGTGATACCAGGCCAAATCTGTCCTTGTCCACCTGTACCTGTACCTGTGTAACCAGTAATGCGCTTTACACGGTGTGAAGTACCGACGCCTTTCTTACGAGCAATTTTATTGCGAAGAGGTGTTGGGCGTGGTGTAAGCAACTTAGAAGGTGCTTCAAGGTCAAAAGCCGCAAATGATGTGCTAAGTGGGCTTGTGAGTGTAATGTCTTTCTGAATATCCTGCATTGCTAAGCGTTGCGAAGCAAGTGCGTTGTTAAGTGAACCAACTGCTTCTGGGCTTAGTGATTTGTTTGAAGCAAGTGCTTCAAGAGTTGCTACTGCATTTCCAGATGCTTGTGCAAATGTAGATGCGCCACTCTTAATAGCCATAATTGCTGATGGGTCTGTTACGGCATTGCCAACAGACTTTGAAAGTTCTGCTGAAAACTCGTCCATACGTACTGCGGCATCTTTTGCAGATGCTACATCGCCGAACAAATCAGCAGCCTTTGGGGCTGTGAGAGCCATTTGTTTCCTTTCGTAAAGAGTTTGTTTGATTAGTTGCTTGGCTTTAATACTGCGGCTTTGGCTTCAAAATCTGATGCCAATTCACGGTAACCGCGTGCCAAATCTTTGTCTGCGGTTACTGCTGACTTTGCGCGATATTCGGCTGCTTTAGCAAGAAGTTCAGACATTTGTTGAACATCTACCTTAATAGCCGCACGCTTTGGTCCGCCTGATACTGCTTTTGTCTTAGCCGTTGCCAATTCTGATTGCAACTTATTAATTTCCTCTTTATAGGAATTAATCTCTGTTGTAACAGTTTCAGTAGCACTCTTTACGGCTTTGGTGATAATAGCATTAATTGCTTTCTCATCAATAGCAGATAAATCCACATCTTCTGTGGAATCTTCGTCATCTTCATCTTCAATAATTGTGCCAATTTCTTCAATATGTGAAGGTGGAACAATTGTGTCAATACTCTTAGGAGTATCGGTAGGTGAAATCATAGTTGCAGTTGATACATCTTTGCGACCGTGCGCATCTGCTGGTTGGTCACAACCGCACTCTAAACACTTAACTGCGGATTTTGTTTCTTTATGACCTTTGCAAATTGCTTTATCGCAACCGCCT